ATCTCTGGCATTTTTCTACTGATAGAAAGGTCTATTCCTTCCTTGATATCTTTAAGAATTTCTTCATCCGATAGCTTGTAAAAATGCGCTGCAAAGTCCGCTATTTCAAATGCGGCGTTCCATATTTTTTTCATGCATTTGTCTCCCCCTTCAAAAAGTCGAGGAGATCAGTTTTGTAAATTCTCCAAGTGCGACCTCCAACAGGGCGCGTGGCTCTAAGCCTGCCAGTTGTTATTGCATTGAATAGTGCTTGTTTTTTCAGTGTGCAGATTGGATCTAAAACCCATTCTGTAATCGTTTTGTATTCGTTATCGTTTTCCATTGTATTCCTTTTTGTTTTACTAAAGATACATTATTTCATTTTATTAAACTATGTTATATTATTATTTTTTACTTACAATTAATACGAAATAATACGACCGTATAAATTCGTATTACGAAATCATACGACCTTTTAAAAGAATAAGAATAAGAATAATGATAATAATAAGAATAATTACAAAGAGAATTATAAAGAAAATAATAATTAGTATTAAAAATTTAGACGCGCTCAAAAATTATTTTTTACACTATCATTTTGATAACAGTGTTATATCATCGTTATAACACTGTTATAACACACAAAGTATTTTTACCATTCGTATACCACTCGTATAAAAAATGAGAATACACGCTCCGCAAAATTTATCTACATTTTGAAACGGAGACATCGGATAAGACGGGTAGTCCATTAGTGAATGCTGGTAGTGAGGGTTCGAGTCCCTCTGTCTCTGCAGTGCGGTAAATCCATCATCCTCGTTGGTTCGCGCCCTGGCTTCGTAGCTCAACTGGTAGAGCAGCGCACTTGTAATGCGCAGGTTGGCAGTTCGATTCTGTCCGTCGCCTCTAAGTACCTAAAAAATAAGTTGCACGCCGTCCTGAAGTTTTGTATCTTCCTGACATCCTCACGCATTGTGGATACGGTGGTGCTCGGTTTATCCGCTGGGCACCACCAACAATGCTGAGTCACAATGCAACCACGAGGTAGAAAATGAAATTGTTGAAATTCACAGAGCGAAACGATTGGGAAGGCGAGACTTGGAATTTCTACGTTTGGATGGACGAAGAAACCGAATCTAAACTTCGAAAAATTTTAACACACGAATATGCGAAATCTTATTCGCTAGGAAAAAAAGAATTTACAGAAGACCAAGTAGCCACATTAATGGATTGTGGGTCTCGATCTACTTACATGGATGAACATAATTTGTGCGGAATTTTAAATTTACCAGAGTGTCCTGAATTTTATGACTTTGAAAAAGAAGACTTTTTTTACAAGGGTGGAATTGAAAAGTTTTGTACTCCAAAGTTGGAGGCTTCCAAATGACACAGGTACTCACGGAAGAGCAGCAGCGAGCTGCACACAAAATAATCAAGGCGAACCGAGGGAATTGCGCAAAAGGAAGTAATTATTTGTATTGCATCGATTGTGCCCACTATAATGGCGTTAAATCTTGCTTAAATTATCGTTCTCCAGAGTTCCAAGCCGAGAACTTGCGTAGGTCGCAAGCGTGGCTTGATGAGCACATCACGGATGCCGAGATCATGGCCGAGAGCCCTCGGGAGTTCTGTGAGCGGATGGTGCGGACGGAGGGAAAAGGGAAATGCATTCCTGGTTGTGAAAAATTATGTTTAAAATGTGTTTTAAACTTATGTGAAACAGGATGCAGCGGAAGTATTTTTCGTTTTCGCCGTGCCAAAGCCTACCTAGCCTCGCACCCCGCAACACCGCAAGAACCACCCAAGCGTAGGCCGACACCCGAGGAGATGGTGGTGGGGGCTCCTGTACGCGTGAGGCTGTGGGATGAGCTGGTGAGGGATGGAAAATTGGTTGGCAACGATATTCTTTTCCAAAAAGGCATTATATTTTTTAACGATAAAATGCGTAAGTTTTGTGGCACTACACACAAAATAATTGTGGGTGGACATAGTTCCAACTTAGATGGCTGTGGGGACTGGACATTCATCCCCGAGATGCTGGACTACGTGGAGCCTAAACCAGTCGCTAACGCACCTAAACCGGAAGCGAAAGAGAAAGGCGACACCACCGTAAAAGGCGATGTCGATAAACTCCCAATTGGTTTGCGCTTTATCAATTTCCGAGACCTTTTACCAGTGGACGCTCTCCGTATCATCACGCTCGAAGGACAAGTGGACGACCTGACCAAGAAGCTGGCCGCAAGCAAGAAGCTGTGCGAGAGGCTACAGCGCAGGTTACGGGCTAATTGGGAGGCGAAGCGTGACGGGGAGATGGCTGCGCGAGAGGAGATAATCGCGTGGTTTGATGCAGGTAGGGGATGTACGATAATTGATGGGCAGAAAAGTAGAATCCGTCCCAATGGTTGTACCACCTGGATTCCTGCGACGCGGGGGAACTTGAAGCTATGAGTGAGACTTTTACACACAAACTAACGAGGCATAAAAAAATGATCCAGCTATTAAATAAATTTTTGGGTTTGTTCAAAACTAAAAAAGAAGAACCTGTTGTTCCTTGCGAAAGTGAACCTATAATTAACAAAGAGATTTCACTTAGTGAAATTTACGGTGAAGTGGTTGATGAAATCAATTTGAATATTAAAGACTCACATAGAATTTTTACGCGGGTAAAACCAGCCACTTGTTCTTTCGATGGAATCAAATTTACGGAAAATCCAGAAGAAAAAATGAATTTTGAATTCCACTCGGATGTTGTTGGATTTCGCAATGAACGTGACTGCTTTTGGCTTTTTTCAGAACCGCCTTTTTATTCTGTTGTTTTTTCTAAAGATGAAATAATTCGATTTAGAGCCTGGGAAAAGTGGTGTAAAGAAAATGGATTCGATGGCATAGTTTTTAACACTAAAGAATATGTAAGTATGAATGATCTTATTTATAAATGCATTGACGTTGTGAGGAAAAGACATGAAGAAAAGAAATAAGATTATTACTGAAGATGAAGCTAAAAATTTTATGTGGGTTAAAAGATTAGCTAAATCTGTTAACGCCTTAAATGAAGTTTATGAAAAAGTGTTAGCAGAAGTTAATCAATCAAACAAAAAGTTGGACAAACTTTTATTTACTCAGGAAATTGTTGATCGTTTGATAAATTGCGATGAAGCAAAATTCACCGATGCCATTCCGGTGACCATAACCACATCAAAAAACAATGTGAACTTTGGCGAAATAATGGGGGCTAAAGAATTTGAAGACCTTTGCAAATCAGAATTTTTTGAAAAGTCCAAAACAAAAACAAAACCAAAAACAATTCATCGACGTTAGTTCGTGCGGCCCCATTCCGTTTGTTGTGACGAAAATAAACTACATTACTTACAAAGTAAAGGAAGGCTTGAATGGAAGGATTAACATCGGAACAAATTGAAGACAAGGAATCAGCAAAGCAACCGGAATCAATAAATTCCATTTTGCTCAGGCTAGACGAAGCGAACAAAAGGATTGAAGAGCTTGAAGAAAAAGTAAGACGATTATTTATGTTGACTGGTTTTTGGTAAGTACCGAAAAAATAAGTTTGATTTCTGTTTTTATTTTATAGATTTTGTTTATCGAGTTTCAAGACTTCGCGGGTTTTGAAACTTGTAGTTTAGTAATAAATTATTTGGCGAAACCCTACATCATTATGAGAAATCATTTTGAACAAGAGGGAAAGGTAAACGTACGGAAAGGTTCTTTCGGATCATGGGTTGAACCTCAAAATAATCCCATAGGCGGTTGCGGGCTCGACTCCCGCAATAATTTGTACTAAATGAAATCCCAGGTGCCGAATATCGCTTCCACTTGGGATTTTTTATTTCACTTTGAAAAATTAAAAAGGGTAACAAAATGAAAAAAGTATTTTTATCTATCGTGTTGCTTCTGTCGTTGGCCTTTGCTACGACTACCTACAATCTTGTTTCCAAGACCCCCGCAGGGTTCAATCACCCGAGCTCTTATCTTTGCACTTATGCAGATCAAAAAGGGGCTACGATTACGATTATGATTATGAGCGGGTGCCCGCTTCAATACCGTCAGTGAACGCCGTCGCCGTAGAAAAACTGCATTGAGCCAACGGACTCGATGTCCTCATGTTCTTTTTCGATCATTTTTTCTTTGTGAATTAAGGCTCTTTTTGTAAGAGTCTTTTTTTTTCGTATCCGAAGAGTCGGAATAAACGAACTATCTGGCGTTGTCTCGTCGATAATAACAGTGTTCTTTTTTTGTGAGTAGACCGACAACTTTAGAATATGCTGTAACTTGCATCGTACCCGAAGCGTCACAAAAGCGTAGAGGTCGTATTTCGGTTTCCAGTATTTTAGTTCGTCTGCAAAATGTAGAATGACCTCGCCTATTAATTCATCTTCTATTTCCTTCGCATCGTTTCGTGTGTCGTATAGGTGTTGCTTTCTCACGATGTATGGGGCTATCAGCATGGTCATATCCGAGACTACGTTCATGAAAGGCTGGTCGTAATTTATGCGTGATCGTCCGCCCCAGGGATTTTCGAAAGGAAGTTCTGAATTATTTTGTGTCATTATGTACTCTTTTATTTTGTGTGTAACCCAAATATAAATAATGAACAACGCAAAAAGTATATTCTTTTGTATGTGAACAACACAAAACAATAAAAGGAGTTTACTATGGGTGACTTAATCGACCTTCTCGACAAGCTTTCGGAAAAATACAAATTCGACAAAGAGGACGTTAACTCTTTGGGAGCTGCCATCGCAAAGATGAAAGGGCAGGGGCAAGGTGTAGAATCTGAATCCGACGATGAATTTGACTCCATGAAAGAGAGTGGTGGCCAAGAAGTGCCTAAACCACAAGGCGGTCAAGAAGAGATGGGAGAAGCGGAATAATGACTAAGCACCGTTACACACAAAGTAAACCACCCGTGCTAGCCGCGGAAGCAACGGAAGATGTTGTAGACGCTGATGGCTCGATAATTCCAGCGAGTGAAATTACTCCAGTAGAATGCGCACTTGCTGAGGCGAAAGCGTTTGATGGAAGAACATTAAACAAAGAACCGAAAGTGGTTGAAGTCGATACCAATGAAATTTTGGTGGCTCTTTTGGACCAGTTCAAGCGCATCAATTCCGTTCTCGAAAAGCAGAGCCAAGCACAGATTCAGCAGGCAGCTACATTGATGCAACTAACTGATGGTATTAAAGCAATTAACGACAGGCTTAAGAAGCCGTCTTTTGTGTAGGAGCCTTATGCCTAGAGGAGCCCCAGAACGACTAGTCCCGATGAGTTCAAGAACCCCCGAAGAGCGTCGAGAGTTAGCGACGCGTGCGGGGAAAGCTTCGGGAAAGTCTCGTGGAGAAAAGGGCGTAGCCATTCGCGCGGCCCGCATTGCCATGAGTCTTATGCCAGCACCAACGCCAGAAGTGACTAAAGCCCTCGTGGACGCTGGTTTTGACATGAGTAAACCTTTGACCGTGTTGACAGTTGGAATGACTCAGCTTGCGCTCAAGGCCTCTCGTGGAGATGCTAACGCCTTAGGTGCTCTTGTCGATTTTGCGGGAGAGTCCTATGCACAAAAGCAAAAAGACGAAGAGATAGAAATCAAGCGCGGGGCTCTCGAATTGCAGACAAAGGATTCTAAGGAAGGCCCGAAAGATCAAAACTTAAATGTCAGATTAATTGTGGACACACCAGATACAGTAACGGAAGAGTAATGGATGTAGACGTAAGGATGTCAGGCTATCAAAGGGATGTTCTTTTATCAGACCATCCCTTTATCATTTCATCCAATGGAATTGGTAGTGGAAAAACATTTGGTGCTGCAATCATTGCCGCGCTTGATTTGCCAATAGGCAGGTCTTCGCTTGTCGTTGCGCAATCATATAGTTGCTTGCGTGACGTTATGTTCCCAGCCATTGTTGATGTTTTGAACCAATTAAAAATTCCACACTTTTATAATCGAACATCTTATCAAATATCACTCACGACAGCAAACGGATACCATCCTAGAATTATTGGGCGGTCAGCAGAAAATGAGGATGGTATTCGTGGTGTCACTCAAGTATCAAACTACCTAGCTGACGAAGCGGCTCTCTACAAGCCTTCGGTTCATACGATTTGCGTTGGTCGTGTTCGTGGTGAGCATAAACCAAAATACAGACTCTTTACCACACCGAGAGGCGGTACAAATTATGTATCCAGGTTGATGCAGAGATCAGACGTTTTGACGATGCGCACCAACATTTTCCAAAATCCATACGTCACGAAAGCACAACGTGATTTAATTCTCTCAAACTACGAAGAGGGTACGGATCTTTACCGACAAGAGATCTTAGGCGAGGTAGTGAACTCCGATTTCACGACCGCAATTCTTAGACTTGATGACTTTGCAAGTACGTGTTTAGTACAAAGTAACAGCCTTACTGACCTGGTTTTATCCATTGACTTTGCGCGCGACGGAGTTGACTCAACGATCATGGGGCTACGAAACAATAACCGTGTGCTTGAAAAAATAGTCCTTGGCCGGGCAGACACAAGCGAGATAATGAGCAATTTCTACAAGCTGGAAACAAAGTACGGTAAGCAGAATATCAAGAAAATCAAGTACGACTCTACAGGTGGTTTTCACATCGGCTTTGAAGATGCAGCAAAGGGGACTCACGATAATTTGTGTGCAGTCAATTTTGGAGCCGCAAGCCCAGACCCCACATTTGCAAACAATAGAGCGTACATTTACGACCGTGCGGCCAAAGCTGTTAAGGCTGGGTTCTATATCAATGATCCTGTTTTGATCGAAGAACTGCGGGCTCAGCAATGGATCATTGACGGAAAAGGCCGACGTGCATTGGTCCCGAAAAAGAGCGTCAAAACAATTTTGGGTAGGTCGTGCGATACGTCCGATGAATTTGCGGTTAGCTTCTGGGATGAATTTGTACCAAATACAATGGTAAAGAGCGTCGATTATTACAAAAATCTAATTGCCGGAATCCGGTAAAGTATATTCTTAAAAGAGGTATTTTAATGGCTGTTGACCCTACGAAAGACTATTATGCAGACTACCAAGAGTGCCGAGAGTTCATCAAAAACTCTTCCGACTCAAATTCAAAAGATGTTCAACGCGCAAAAGAACACCTCATGTTTTATAGCGGGGATCAATTTTCAACAATCAAAGACGATCTTCACCGGGGAAAGCGCATAAACAAAAGCTTCAGCGAGCTTCCAAAATATGTGCAGTCTATTAAATCCGCAGCGTCAAAATCTCCTTATCATTCGGAGCTTGCTAGAAGCTCTACCCTTGGGGAATCCGGCTCTTCGCAATCTTTAGAACAATACCAAAAGACCTTTGATACAATCGAGGCTGACAACGATTACAAATCGCAGATGATGCAGGGGATTGATAGCGCGATAGTGACTGGGATTGGAGTTGTTCTTTTGACCACGGTAATGGACGAAATCACAGGCGAAGCAAAATATGTAATTGAATCACTTCGGGATATTTCGAAAGTTGCGTTTGATCGAGACTGTATCAAAGACGATAAGTCCGATGCCGAAGGGTGTGCAATAATTAATTACGTTTCCAAACGAAAAGCAAAAAGAGACTTTGGAGATAATACCGTTCTTCCTACAGGCATAACGGAAGCCTTTCCTTCGCAATGGATCATTCCAGAAGATTCAGTTCCATTGATTACTTACTATAGAAAAGGCTTTAAAGAAAATAAAGGCAAGGTTGAATATTTCCAATTCTGTGGAAAAGAATGTGTCGCCTACGAACTTTTAAATTTGCCCATGATCCCAGTTTTTAAAATGACTGGGTACATTGTCTATCGAGATAATAAATTTGTTTCGGTCGGGATTATCGACCGAGTCCAAGACCTACAGGTAGGCGCGAACCTGGCTTATTCAGCATTGTTCGAACGGTTAAACCGATCTGTGAAAGCTGGATATATCTGTCCAGCCGAAGCAATCGAAGGATTGCACGATCAAATTGGCAAACTTGCAGATGGTGACACGCCTTTATTTTTGTACAAAAATGGGTTTGAAAAACCAACGCAAATTATCGAAGCTTTCAATACCGACGATTTGATGAGCGTGTTAAGCACCTCCGCGAATTTAATGTCATCGGTTATTGGCGTGCCAAGCCAAGGCGTTGTAGGGATCAAAAATATCAACACGACAGCAACGGAAGTGCTTGTTCAAGAAGCCAATTCAGAAAGCAATGTTTCGTGTTTTTATGAATCGTACGAACGTGTTTGCAGAAATATTTCTATTTGCCTTTTGAACTTATTGACCGATGGGGCCCCTGGTGATATCGTCGTGAAGCTTGTTAATGGCCCAAGCGTCATTACCAGAAATTCAAAACGCCGTCAGGAAATATCCATGATGGCTTCTATGATGGATGAAAAGACAAAACCGCTTCTTGCAAAATACTATGCCGATTCGCTTGACGATGACTTAGGTAAAAAGATCTCTGCCGACATTGTGGCAAACCTTGACCCTAGCGTTAAACTCACGGAAGAGACTCAAGACCCAGCGGCTATTCATCAGCTAAAGCAAATGCAGCAACTGCTAGATGCTACTATGCAAAAGCTTGAAGAGTCCAGCAAAAATATTGAGGGTCTTACCAAAGAAAACGAAACGCTTAATTTGTCCTTACTCGATAACCGTGAAGCACGACAGCTTGAGATGCAAAAGGCGCTCATGAGCAATGAGACCGAAACCAATATAAAGCTTGCAGAGCTTGCTTTAAAAGACAAAGAAATTGCGAATGACTTACAAATTAAACAGCAGACTTTAAGACTTGACGCTCAAAAGCAATTGAATGATTCCATCATGCAGAATAACAAAGTGATTTATGGAATCACCGGAGACGAAGAAGAAGCCCCCGAAGAAATGGTTCCACAGGAGTAGTCCATGAGTCTTGACGTAGGCTTCATGCGTAACATACGAAATAACTCGTACAATAAAACGATGCGCCGTTACCTGATGTTGCAAGAGCCCAGCCCTCAGCTTATCAATGGCCGATTGCAGCCGTATGTGCCAGCAACGCCTTGGAGTGCTACGGGGAAGCCTCCATATCGACAGCCAGCTAAAGAGTGGGCTCCTTATGAAAGCACATTTCGTAAGGCCGTT